ACGGCTTTAGCCGTTGCCTGTGAAATCTTGAACCGGCACCAGATTGAGAAGTCGCCCGTGCCAATGGCTTGTCCCGTCAGCGTCGAGGAAATCCGCGTGCTTGCCGTCGCCCCATCGAACGCCACAGCAGCGTAGTCGGAAGCGGCGGCGCGGATGGCGGAGGGGTTCTGGCCGGTGTAGGAGGTGAACGAGCCGGTGGCGGTGACAGCATCGCCCACAGCATCGCCAAGGGTTACGGCACCATTGCAAACAACAGCACCGGTAAAGGTGGCCGCACCAGTCACACCGAGAGTCGTGCCCACCGTAGCCGCTCCGGTAACTGTCACGCTGGCGAGAGTGGCTGCGGGACCAGACGCAAGCAGGTTATTCAGCGTGACCTTTTTGGTCGTGCCGGATGCGGCCATTGACGTATCGGAAACGTCAACAATGACAAGCGGGTCGTTTGCCGGATCGGCTCCGGTTCCAATGGATGCAAGTGCCGTGATTTTTGAGTCTGGCATGGTGAGAAAAGGTTAGTCTGTGATGAGTGAGAAAACGATCTTTGAGGTCCCGTCCTCTTGAAGGACAAGGAACCCGTCCTCCTGCAGCATGTTTCGAGCTGCTGGAGGATATGGGTCAACGGCCGACTCAGAGTCGGATACCAACGACAATGTGAGGTCGAGCGTCATTAAGCGCGGCCGAGGTAGGCAAGGCAACGTCCGCTTGCAAGCTGGAAGCTGGAAATGCGAGCTCGGATAATGGAGCCGGCAGGGAAACTATGAGCGGTCCACACACCAGAGATCCCAGTGCCAGCAATGCTGGTAAGCGTCGACGCTTCGGTAAATTGAATTGCGGTAAAGTTGCCGGTCTGCAGAGAGGTCCCAGAAACGGGAATGACCCCCTGAAAACCCATACTGTCTTGAACTGCGATGTCGGTTTGAACGGCCATAGTTTTGCTTTCGGTAAGGGGGCACCGGCCGGATTGCCGATGCCCCCGGGTTTGACTGCTTAACCTTTGCGGATCTTCGGTGCCAGGGCTCCCTGAATGAACAGGACGAGTTTGCCTCCTTCGGGGACGTTCGACGTGTTGAAGTTTTCGCGTTGGAGTTCCGCGGAAACCTCGGGACCAGATACCAGCTTCGATTTGCCGGACTTGTCCACGACGATGGTGGTTGCGAGCCTCATGGGATTAGGCGGTGATGAGCACTTCGGCCTGATCGGTGTCACCGGCGGCGGCACCAAACATGATGTCGTAGCTGGCGTAGTGGCTGCGGCTCTGGCGGCTGTACCACACCGACAACAGCGCGGTCAGACCGTTGGCGGTCGTCACGGCGCGTTGCTCGATGAACTCACCGGCGATCATGCCAACCGGAAGACCGGCGGCGATGGCGATGGCGTCAGGGCCGCAGACGAAGCCAGCGGTGTTGGCCGTGGCCGAGGTCCAGCGGTTGTTCTCGGCGATCACGTCGAAGCCGAATCGGCCGTTGTTAAGCGGGCCGTACCGGCTGTCAGGCATGGCCACGGTACCGGCAGAGGCGGTGGTCAGGCCGGAGAACTGGATGCGGGCGATGTGGCCACCGTCCAACAGCAAGTTCTTGGAACGGTAGTTCTTGGCCAGCGCGAGGATCGACGGCAAGTCGGAGCTGTCGAAGTTGGCGGCAGTGCCAATGGTCGTCGCGGTGCCGAAGTTGCCAGTGGTGATGAGGGCGGTCAGCACGTCACTGATGCCGTAGGCGAACAAGTCAGCGGAACCCTGAGCAAGGTCGGCGAGGCTGAAGCCCTGATTGAGTTCAGCGTTCTGGATGCTGAAGGACTTGGTGATCTGGTTCACAGTCACCGAGGTAGCGGCCAGCGTGCTGTCGTCGTTGCTCTCGAAGTTGGTCGCGTTGGAGACCGCAGCGGAGCCGGTGGTGTACCGCTTGACGCGAACCGTGGCGCGGGGGCGCAAGTTGTCCAGGCCGACGTTGCGGGAGAACGCGGACACGAGCGCAAGACGCTGCGGAGCAACCACCATGAGCGCGTCAGCGAGGTAATCGACAACCAGCGTGCTGGTGAACGTGTTGGTGTTCTGCGGCGCGTGGATCTGGGTCTGGCGCAGAAGCTCGGCGTGGTTCTCGATGAGGAACTGCCGGCGATTGGCACCAGCGGTCATCTTCTTGTGAGCCTCGAGGAGCGGGTTGCCGAGGTTCTCAATGCGCACCGGGGCGATGGGCTCCGGGGCAGGGGCGGCGGTGGGGGCCTTGGCGCTGATCGCGGCGGCGACGGCCTTGGCGACGATGGCCTCAATGTCGATGGCGGACGGGGCGGCAGGAGCCGGCGCAGCGGGAGCGGCCGGCACCACGGGATCGGGGGTCTTGTTTTCCATGTTGTGTGGTGGTTGTGATGTCGGCGCGGTGATCGCGCCATCGGCGGCAGCGGAAATGCTGCCGGTCGAAAGTTTGGGGAGAGACGCACGGAACCACGCACGAGCGGCGTTGGCTTCCATAGCTGGCTTCTCCTCGGAGATTTTGTCAGCCAGTCCGAAGGTGATGGCTTCGGAAGACGTGAACCACGTCTCAGCTTTCATTGCGGCCCGGATTGCCGAGGCGGTCTTGCCGGTCTTCTTTTCGTAGACGCCAGACAAGATCGCGGCGTGCTGGTCGAGGGCGTCGGCCATTTTCCGCATATCGTCGGACGTGCCAGCGGTGAGGCCCGACGGGTCGTGAATCATCATCAGAGCCGCGTCGGCGATCTCTACGGTGTCACCGGCCAGAGCAATGATCGAAGCGATAGAAGCAGCCACACCGACTACCTTGGTGGTCACGGCAGATTGCCGGCCGCGCAGCATGTTGTAGATCGCAAGGCCGTCCCAGACGTTACCTCCGGGGCTGTTGATCTCGACATTCAAGGGCCCGGGGCCGACGGCTTGAAGCGTATCAGCAAACGACTTAGCCGTGATGCCGGAATTGGAAAACCAGTCCTCGCCGATCTGGTCGAAGATGTGGATGGTCGCGGCCTCGGTGGCAGCGGCCCGGGGGCTGTAGGACAGCCAGTTGGTTACCTTGGTCATTTCTTCTTTCGTTTGCGTTTGGCCGATGCGGTGGGAGTCACCGACGGCGTGGGCGTCATCATTTCCTTGGGATCTTCGTCCTCCGGAACTTCGGCTTCGGCTTCCTCGACTTCAGCCGGGGCCGGCGCGATTGGGAGTTTCTGGGCTCGTGAGATTTCGGACACGTCGATGTCGTATTTCTCAGCAAGCTCGTGAATGAACTTGGCCTGCTGGGCCTTGGCCTCGAGGGCCGAACGCCAGTCAATGCCGCGGGCTCCGTAGACTTCGTCGTAGGTGGTCACACCGGCCTCGAGTTCAGCAAGCTGGGCGGCAGAGTTGCGGCCAACGTCAACATTCGGAGCCCGGGGGGCTTGGATTGCGACCTCGTACCAATCGTCTGGGGAGTCTTGAAGACTCGGATCCACGCGAATGGCGTAGTCCATGACGTATTCCCAGATGCGTCGGGCGGCAGACGCCATGACCATGTGACGGGACCGGAACCAGACGGCGGACATATCCAGCGCACCGCGGTAGACGGTGCCCTGCATGGATTCCGGATAGACCAAGACGTAAGGAATCCCAACGCCGGCGCAGACCTTTTCGGTCAATTGCCGCCAGTATTCCCTCATATTGACCGACGGGCGGTCGGAAACAAACTGCTCAAACTCGTCGCCCGACTTCATCACCTTCACAGAACCGCCGAACACGGCCTCGTAGTAGCTCTGCGCGTTGCCCTGATTGGCTCCGGCACCGGAACGCAGACTGGTTGCCTGCACCTCGCCGGAGGATGTCTTGACCACTTGGGCGACACTGGACGCCAGCTTGCACGATTCCATCTCCAGCTTTTGGAGATCGTCGAGGTCGTGCAGGTCATTGATGACGCACGCCACAAACGGCAGTCCGCGAAGCTGGTTTGACCGCTGGGGCTCGTAGATGTGAACGATGGAGTCAGCGTTGACCGGCCGGATGTCGGTCAATTCGCCCTGCTTGCGCTCTTGGCCGACGTAGAAAGACAAGGCACGGCCAGTTTTCAGGTCAAAACGCACACCGTCGAAGATGTCGGCGGTGTTCTCTTGGCCGGTCGGGGTGGCAATCTGCTGCGGCTCAATCATCTGGAGCCGGGGCCGGCCGGTGTCACCCTTGGTCAACAGCAAGAAACTCTCACCATCGTAAAACCATCCCCGGGAAGCCAAGCCCATGAGGGTTCCAAACGATTGCCGGGATCCGATGTCCGGGTAGCGGCACCAAGTGTCCCACCACTTCTTTGCCCGCATATTCCAGTCCGGATCCGAGGATGCCGGCTGGACTGAAAAGCTGGATCCGACCGTGTAGGACTCGAACAGGTCGCCCAGGCGGTTCATCACCGCATTGTTCTGCTCAAAGAATCGGGACTTTCGGACAAGTGCTTGCCGGGTCCATGAGGAAACATCGAAGCGAGACGACGTGTAGGACGTGTCCAGATAGGAACGGCGCAGACTGTTGCCTGCTCCCTCGTATTTATCAACAGGGGCCGACCGGAACCGAGACAAGATGGAATCAAAAAGTCCCATTTTAGCTCATCTGGTTCCCGATGTAGGGCTCCCGGCGTAATTGCGAGAAGTCCCCAGTGTAGGACGTAGTGGCAATGAGTACCGCGGCCAGCATCTTGTTGTAGATCTGGGTGTCGGTAGGGCTGGCAACACCGGAAATGCTAAGCAATTCGACGGCGTATTCGTAATCCGCAATGAGGCTTTCCCACATTTCCACCATTTCGGACGGGGTGGGGGCACCTTTGCCGGGCTCGGCAAACTCAACCGATACATCCGAGGATGAAGTCGAACGGACAACCTGCCCGGATTCAATGACGGTAGCCGCGGCAATGACCTTTGCAGTCAGGGCAGCAAACAGAGTCACGCCTCCCAGTGTCGAATAGACAGAGCGGAGGTAGGCTCGCTTGATAGCCACCGTGAATGTGAACATTCCGGTGAGACACTGGACGATCAGTCCGCCACTTCAAGCGGTTAGTAAAACTCAGCCACCGGTCTCGGTTACCATGTCATTCCAGAGCATCACCATGGCAAGTTGCATGATTTCGCAGTCGTGAAGATGGTCTGGCCACTTCTGATTCCGTTTAACCCAAACGTGTTTGATCCGGCCGGCACGATTTGCCTGTGGGCGCAGGATGTGTGAGTCAAGGTGACGCCAGTAAAGGTCTGGGTCGGCGACGTAAGCACCTTCGGCCTGGACGTTTGGGGGGCTTTGATGGACGCCCCAGTCCCGGTCAATGTCTCCCTTGCGGAGTCTCGAGAGCATATCCCGAAGGTGCTCGGTATCGAACACTAGGAGGGGTTGCACCACGTCAGTCCTCATCGAGGAAGAAGTCGACAGGCCGAACGGGTGAACGGCTCCGGACTTGGCTGTGAAACGGGCACCAGTCTCGCGGCCTTTCAATGGCATCCATCCAATGATTGCCGGTTTCCGAAGTCCTCCCTCTGGTGGAAAGCGGAGTCCACAGGGGTAATTCACTGGGTTGCCGGTCACCTCGGAATACGAGGCGCACGCATCGTAGACGGCCTGCGTGTTGAAGCCGGAATCAATGCCGACATCCATGTCATGGACCTCGAGGGCCACTTGCACCCGTCGAAGCGCGGCAAAGTCGTCGGCATGGCCGGCTGCAATCAGCGTGCTGTTGCCGTCCTTCCATTCCCGGCACACCCACCACAAGAACGGCGCGACGGCCTGCACGTCTGCCGTCAGGTATCTTCGGCCGCCATCCACATTGACCGGCGCTGCGGTCTCTTTGCGGTCTTGTTGAATATCCTGCTGCTCCCATGGTTCCGCCAGGTTGCCGTTGATAAATCCTTGGAGTCCGGCCATCGACCCCTTGGCCTCAAGGAATGAAACGGCAAGGTGTCCCCAAGTGCATTTGCGATCCGGGCTGTAGAGGCTGCTCAGATGGTAGGACCGAACTCCGGGCATGGCGTTGGGGTTCTCCGGGCGCCATTGGCCATGTCGGAGCGCGGCGACCTTGTGCGCGTCGGTGATCTTGCCAGCGCATAGCTGGCAGACGTAATGGGCAGACGCCCGGATCTTCCCGAGGTCGTGCTTGCCGTCTTCCCCTCGAGCATCGTCCCAAGTGACTTGCCTCCATTCCAGTTTGATGAACTCCCGGCAATGGGGGCACGGTAGGTAAAACCGGCGCTGGTCCCCGCGAAGGAACCGTTGCCAGATCCGACCTTCAACCACGGTTGGCGTCGAGGTCATGAACGCCTTCGAGCTGGAGAATGACTTGAGGCGCTGTTCAGCTAGATCCAAGGCATCGGCCTCCTTGGCCGTGGCCTCGGCGAACTTGTCCACCTCGTCGGCAATGAGCACCCGGACGGGTCGGCTGGCTAGGTTGGCCGGTGAGTTTGACCCCACGAACGTCAGCGTCGATCGGTCAAAGAATTGTTCGAGGTGGGTGAGCTTGTCCCGATCCATTGGGAAGTGCGCGACAATGGCCGGGCAGTCTTCCAACATTGGCATCCATCGAGACTTGGAGAACGACCGTGCCAAACTCTCGGTCGGCATGAGCCACAGGGCCGGACTCGGCTCGTTGTCGATGAGCCACGCAAGGCCGGCCATCAGTGTGGTTGTTTTGCTGGTCTGCGATCCCCAGCAAAGCGTCATTTCCGACACGCTGGAGTCCTTCCAACATTCGAGTGGCTCTCTTGTGTAGGGCCGGACCGAGGTGGAGAACGGCCCCGGGTGCTCGGTCTGGCGGGCGGTCAGCTTGAGATTCTCCTCGGCCCAATCAACGACCGTCTGCTGTGGGGTCGGCCTGTAGAGGTTGCGCCGGTAGTCCAGGAGACTGCGCTCCAAGTCGGTCAGGATTTCCATGGGTCGGTATTGTGAAGGGTCTTGAGCGCCACCTCTTGAACCCAACGGGTCAACTCGCGTTCAGCGTGCTCCGGGTCGTGTGGGGCGATTCTGCCGGCCAGTTGCTTCGGCATGGACTTCAGTAGTGAAGCCACGGCCCCGTCGTGCTCCTGCATGACCCGGCGCACCCAGTCACCGCTGACAAGGGTGCGCTCACGTTCTGACAATGTGAGCACCTCCTCGCGTGCCTGGGTGAGGTTACGGGCAGCTTGGGCATGGATGGATACCAGTCGGCCTGCATCGGATTGTCCCTTCTCCAATGCGCGGACGGTCAGCTTGTAGGCTTCACGCTCAATCTGGCGTTGGCGCTCGTATGCCCCTTGCGGCGTGTCTGCTGTGACCGTGGCGGGATCCGTTGGAGCCCGGGCCTCTGGTGGTCGGTACGGTCCCGGATCGGTCGATGATCCCGAAACAGATTTCGGGATGATGGTGGAACGCTTCTGGGCGCTCATGCCACGCCAACCGTCTGCGGCCTCGGGGCTGTCGAGTGGCATTCCGGCCTTCACTAACTGGGAAACCCTTCCCTTGGTCAGGCCAGAGTGGCGGACGTAATCGCTCTGCGTCATCGGAGTGATTCCGGCAGTTTGCTTGGATCCAATTCCATGATGTCCCGGATACCTTTGGCGATCGCGTTCCGCCGTGGATCCCGAGGATGAGCGTCCGTGGTTTGGCTCTGGGCAAATTGTTCCGGGGTCATGGTGCCAGCACGAATCCGGGCCATGGCCCAGCGGATCAAATGGTGGCCGTAGTTCAACATTAGGTAATCGGCAGAAACACTGATTTGCATATTGTTGTTTATGGCAATAAACTTGGTTTAAGCACAGATATTGAATGGGGTCTCGCGTTCACCTGTTATTAGGCTATTGGCAAGAGATTCCTTGTTGTTTTGCATCGTGTTTTGCACGCTCTATCTTTAGATATTGCTCGTGCCCTTTTGATATGACATATGCGATTGATCCTCTGGCAATACCACAAGCCATTGCCGTCTCCTCAAGCGTGCGCCCTTCCTCGCGCAGGGCAAATGCCTTGGCGCAGACCTCGGGAGTGTGGGCTTTGATGGTCACTTCGTAGTCGTCGTTGATGTTGATCGGGGTGCCGAAGACATCGGTGCGAATGTTGGGCGGGTAGGTCATCCACCCGTATTTGATTGCTGACTTGACCAGATCTGGGGCTTCTCGAAGCAGCCTGATGCGGTCGTTGTTCTCGATTTCTTTCATGGTCGTAAGTATCAGAAAGGAACGTCGTCGTCTTGGTCTGGATCATGGGGCACCTTGGCCTTGGCGGCTGGCTTAGCCTGTGGTGCCTCGGGTCGATGGATCTTCTTGTAGTTCCCGACAATGGCCCCCTTGGTGCCCTTCTCCCGGGCTTCCTTGCTCACGCCCTGGGACACGAACCCGTCGTTGCCGTACTGGTCGGTTCCGTCCTTGTTTGGTATCAGGACGAGGTCTGCGTAGATGCCCTTTTGGCCCTTGAAAAAGTGGCTTTTGTCGAGCTTGGTGACGTCAATCTTGGCGATGATCATGTGGTCTGCAGTTGTGGTTTCTGTTCGGTTTTGAGTTTGGGTCGGTAGTCTTCGGAGCCACTCATGTCGAGAACGACAGCCCGGTGAAGCCGGCTTTTGACCCGTTCGTCAAAGTTGGACGCCCATTGGTCGGATCGGATGTTGGTCGAGATCAGCAAGAACCGGTTTTCGCAGGTTTCAAGCGCGACCCGTAACCGTTCGGCCGGCGCTCCAGTCTTGAACCGGTCGATTTCCGATCCTACGTCGTCGAGGATCACCACTTGGGCGCGGCGGAGGTCATAGAGCCAGTCTGTCCATTCGTCGTCATCCAGTTCGATGATCCGCGACCACGCGGCCCACACGACGGACGGCGGTGCCTTCCAGAACTCGCCGTACACGTCCACGGCGTGGCTGGCGATGAACGTCCGGGCGGCCTTCAGTGAATGGCTTTTGCCAACGCCCGGCGGCCCCGAGATGACCATCCACGTCCCGTTTTCCCGGCGGTTCATGGCCGCGGCTTTGATCCAGGCCTCAACGTAGCGGGAAAGGCGCTTCGGCAAGTGCGCAGATTCGTCCAACCCGATCACCTTGGCCCGGAACGCCTCCGAGTCACGGATCGAAAGGAGTTTTCCCAGTTTGCTCATAGCGCTGGTCGTGAAGGAGGTCGATCTCTCGGGAACGTCTGGTTGCATCTGCTGAGTGAGCTGCGATGTCACCGAGTGCAGCGTTTCGGCGAGCGATTGGATCGTTTGCATTTGCGAAAGTGGTTTGGGTGGCGGGTTGTTTGGCGCGGTCGATTTCGGTGTTCCAGTTGTTGAGCAGGGTCAGGATGTCGCGGCGTAGGTATGGGTTGCCGGACTTGTAGCGGGTCTCCAAGGCGTCGATGTCCTCGGGCGGTGTTCGGAGCGCGATGACGGCCTTGAGGGCCTTGGTTTCCTTGTCGGACCAGTTGGTTGTTGGTCGTCGGCTGAACCATGAGCCGATGCGGAGCTTGAGGGTTTCGAGAATAGAATCTACGCGTTGCAAATCCGCCATATCTCCTTCCTTTCCTATTCCTTTCCCTTCCCTTCCCTTCCCTTCCCCTAGACCCGCGTGGTCGTCGCGTGCCTCACGCGTGGCGCACGCGTCAATTTCCTCGGTATTTGCCCCGTTTTCCGCAAATTCTGGCAAAACGGAGTCGGATTCTCGGTTGTTGATGACTTGGTGCTTGGAAAAGCTGGGAATCCATCCAAACCACGCGTCGTTCACGCGATACTTCAAAACAAAACCACGCGTGGTCAACGCGTGAAGCACGCGTGAAAAGTCGATGGCGTCGTAAGGAAGAATCTGCACCCCGATGCGTCGTGGCTCCCATTTGAATCGGCCTTCTCGGTCTGCAACGCACCACAGTCCAGCGAATGCGATTCGGATGGGTAACTTTGTTTCCTGCTCCGCCTCAAAGAGTCCTTCGTGCGTGAAGAACTCCGGTTTGATAGTTCGGATTCTCATGTCAGTTCTTTCATTAGCACATTAAACGCTCGCTCCGCTGTTGCCGGGACAACACCGTTGCCGAGGAGTCGGAGTTCATCCGTTCGATTGTCACAGGTGATGCACAGCTCGGCATAGTCCAGCCGACCGGAAGACCCATCAGTGTCTCCACCCAGCGGGGGTTGAGTTTGCCGGATGACTCCATTGCCACCTTGGTCGTCAGGAATAACTGCTTGTTGATCCCCTGTGCCTTCTTTGCATCCGCTATCTGCTGCCACTTCACCGGATCCGCATTCGCTCCCGGCCTGCTGTCCCCATCCGCTGATGGTGTTGGCCATGACCGCTTCACCTGCTGATCCAGCTTGTCGGTCATGCTCCCGTCCTTCTGCCGGTGCGCTCCGGTCGATACGGTGGCTGTCTGCCATGTCTTCACCT